CATGGTTGAAGACTTGGCTGCTACCTGCATCGATGATGTGCCTTACATCCACATGTACGATACGGGGTCCCAGGACGGCATTACGCCGGACCGGGTGAAACATTGCCAGCCATTAATGAAGCCGCTAGTGCAACCGCCGATGGTGCCGATCGTGAGCAAAGCCAACGAGAAGATGGCTGTGCACGCTCGGGTCACCTCGATGATGCACCCGCCCGCGTCGGAGATTGACCGCCAAACGAAATCTTATATCACGGAATTCGTTGAACACTTTGCGCCGAAAATTAAGCTGCGCAAGTGGGCCACTGACCAGGTCCTAGCGAAACAGGACACCGCTTCGAAGATCGCATCTGTAAGTCGATCAATCCTCGAATCAGACGACGAGGACGAGCCAACGCGAGAGACGTTCACCAAGCAAGAGAATGATGGTGGTGAATCGTCCCAGTGGAAGCTAGAGCCGCGCATAATCACCCCCCTCGAGGGCAGTGCTAAAGCGCGGTACATGGCATTCATTTACCCCTTCAAGGAGGCGGTGACGTTGAGGCTCCCTTGCATTGTAGTGGGCAAGGCAACCGACGAAGTTGAGAATTCGGTCATGCGCGTAGCACGCGCGGCCAGGAACGAGACTGTCTACGAGACGGACCTCAGCCGGATGGACGGCAGGAAGTCGATCGTGGGCAGGGTGCTGTTCGCTGAAATGCTCGCCCATTCATTTGAGGGCGACGAGAGACGGGAAATGCTGGGACTGCATCGGCAGACCGTGGGGATGCAATGTCGGACTAGGTGCGGAGTGAAGTACTCCACGGGCTTTACCCTCGGGTCAGGCAGCCCTGACACCACCGACAACAACTCATGGGACACGCTGTTTATGCTGTACCACGCCAAGCGCCTGGAAGGGGTCGCGCACAGGGAAGCCATCACATGGCTGCTCGATTGCGTCCTCGTGTCAGGCGACGACGGTCTTGCTGCAGAGCTTGACGTCAAGTGCTTCTCGGAGGCCTGCCGGCTGTGCGGGCACGTTGAGAAATGCCAGACGCGGACGAGAGAGACGTTCACGTTTTTGGGCAGGCTGTACGCTCCCGCGGCTCTGAGTGCCACGGTGAGGAACAGCATGCAGGATCCTGCGCGAGTGTTCACCAAGTTCACGATTTGTGCGACCCGGCTGACGTCCGTTTTGGAGCGTCGCGACCGTCTTTTCCAGAAGGCGTGCGCGGTTCTCACGACCGACCCCGAGACGCCCTACATCAGTACGGTGGCGAGATGCATATGCGATGCAGCCGAGCGGGAGGAAGGGAAGGAGTTTAAAGTGGTCGAGACCATGCTGAATTACAACATCGCTGGAGGCATTTATGCCAACCACTCTGCGGAGTGGATGGAAGCAGCGATACATGAAGCACACCCGACCTGCGACTGGGACTCGCTCGATGCGTGGTTCGCGGAAACGCGGACGCTTGACGAGATTGAGAACCACCCCCCATTCTGCGTGCCGAAAGAACACGACAACAAAGGCTGCACCATCATGACAGGCGACCTCAATCACAAGGACTTCGAGGTCGTCAAGCGTGGTGACGACAGCGCCATTCCGGACCTGCCGAAGGTCGATGGCAATCAGTATAAGGAGGCGCTAGACACGGCGCGCAAGGATCTCAACCGCAAGAAGAAACGCACCGCGGTCAAGGTCAAGGCAGGCAAGCCGACCGGACAACCACATCCCGGCAAGAAAGCGCCCTCCAAAGCTGCGAGCAGTACCCTGGTAATCAACGCTCTGAACATACGAGCACCTGCCGGCGACGGCAAACATGACGCGGGCTCTTGAGCCCGCGTCGCCTGTGGGGGTGGCCTAGCCAGCCACCCGGTTTCCTTTTCATAGGACGATCTGTTGCCGTAAGCAACTAAGCTGCCAAGCCCCTTCCATTTCGGGGCTTTGGATGGTCAAGAAGGCCAAGAAGAACGGAAATGGACGCTACCGAAGCCAGGCTCTGGCGCAGGGTACTGGGTCGGCTAACAACCGGCCCTTTCCCCTCGCGCGAAGGGAAGGACGCAGTGCCGGGATCCGGAAGAAGAATGGCCAGGGCGGAGGAAACTCTGATCCTGATTGCCTTGACGCTTTCTGCCCTGTGCACCTGCCTCTGCCGCGGGCTGTGGCCCCGTACCTTGTAGTTCGGGTCACTACCCTCGTGCACAGCGACGCCTCCTTCCAGCTGCTCGGTCCGATGCAAACGCAGCAAGGCATCGCGACCGGCGGGAACCGTTCGCGCAACTGGTCTAACCAGGTCGGCGTGCAATGGGAGAACCTCACCGATAGCCAGGCAGGCAACGTCACGCGGACGTGTCTCCCCGGCTTCCAGGCAGGTTTTAACGGCGCGTCGGTGGTGCCAGCCGCTTTCTCAGTGCAGACAATGAACCCGAATGCACTGCAGACGACGGCTGGCATCGTCGCGATGGGCCGGTTGAAGTTGGCAACAACCTTCTCCGGTCCACTTCCCCTGGGGCAAGCGCCCCTCACAGCCGAAGAGCTCGGTGGCAATGCCATCGCGTACTTCTCCCCAAGACTCCTGGCCGCCGCCAAGCTAGCGATGCGCGGCGTCCAGACGAATTCGATCCCAGTCGACATGAACGATCTCTCAGAGTTCACGCCGCTGGATCCGCGGTTCCGATCCGGTCAAGTCTACGAGAACACCTCGCAACCCCCCACTGCTGGGGTGGATGCGGTCGCTCCCGAGTTTGTCGGCTTCGCACCCATATTCGTGTACAACCCGTCGAAGATTATGCTGAATTTTATGATCAGCACGGAGTACCGAGTCCGATTCGATCCCACCAACCCTGCCAGCGCAGGTGCTACCATGCACCATGCTGCTCCCGCCAAGACTTGGGACAATGTCATCACGTCAATGGTGGCGCGGGGCAACGGGGTGGTCGATATCGCCGAGAATGTCGTCCGTTACGGCGGCGCCGTGAAGCAAATTCTTTCACGCGGCGCCGCTGTGGCTGGTCTTCTTCTTTAGATCATATCAGAAAATGAAAGTGACGTTGACGCTGCTCTCCACGAAAATCACAAAAAGAGAATGTTTCGCATCCTGCAAGGGTCCCCACAGGCCTTAACAACCAAGAACTGGCTCGCGACGAGAAGAAATTTGCTGCCGAAATGCACATCTTCAAGACGCTTCTTGCACTCGCGAGCCGGCTAGGGTGATGACCGACCATTAGACTCGC